CCCTTTTTGTCTACATCGGTTAACTATTGACTTGGACCTCAAAACAGTCTAAGATAAGTCAATAATCAAGAGGACGTAATGGAACAAGCAAATATTCAGAACGGAAAGTCTCAGCTGGCTAAGCTTCTGGCCACTGAAAACATTGCCGTACAGCATAAGCCCGGTGCAAAGACCGCATGGTTCGACGTTAAGAACCGTGTCCTGTGTCTTCCGGTGTGGCATAATATTTCCGATGACCTGTATGACCTTCTGGTTGTACATGAAGTCGGCCATGCTCTTGATACTCCCCCCGAAGGTTGGGCTGATGCAATCAAGGATATTGCTCTCCGTGTTACGGGTTCTGCTTCTAATCGCGCGATGGGTGCCGTCAAGGGCTTTCTAAACGTTATTGAGGATGCCCGTATTGATAAGCGCCAGAAGCGCCGCTTCCCTGGTGCCCGTCGGAATTACGTGAAGGGTTATAAGGAACTCATTGAACGTGATTTCTTCGGTACCGAAAAGCGGGACGTTAATCAAATGTCCTTTATTGATCGCCTTAACATCTATTGCAAGGGCGGCTCTATGATGGGCATCAAGTTTTCTCCTGTTGAGAAGAAAATGCTTCTTGAGGTTGAGAATGCTGAAACCTTTGATGAGGTTTTGAAACTCACTGAAAAGATTTTCACTTGGTCTAAGGATCAGCAGGAACAGGATCAAGAAAACAATCCGGATGACATGGGCGAAGAAGCCGGTGAAGATGACGGCAAATGGTCGGAATCGGATGATTCGGACTCTGATGACATGACCTATGATGATTCGGAAACGGATGAAACTGACGGCAACGGTAATGCCGATGGTGAAGCATCGGATGATGATGAAGATGGTAATAAGTCTGGTAAGACCCAGTCTGATGACCGCTCAAACGAATATTCTGATACTCCTATAAACATGGGTTCTCAGAACGGCAGCGGTGATGATAACAACCTGCCGGAATCGGAAACTGAAAAGTCTTGGCAAAAGACGCAGGATGATCTGATTAAGAATTCGGACGAACGGTATATTTACCTGAAGCTTCCTCGTCCTGTCGATATCAACAAGATGGTTGTTGACTACAAGCAGGTTCTAGCTGAACAGCGGTCTTATCTTCCTAAGATGTGGCAAGACAAGTTTTGGCAAGATTCGGTTCGTGCGGAACTCATGAAGTTCCGTGCAGATGAAAATGCCACGATTTCTTTCATGGTTAAAGAATTTGAAATGCGAAAGTCTGCGGATGAATATAGTCGCACCAGCGTTTCGAAGACCGGTGTAATCGATATGAATAAGCTGCATACCTACAAGTATAATGATGACCTTTTCCGTCGTGTCACTTCCGTTGCGACTGGCAAAAATCACGGCTTCGTTATGTTTGTTGATTGGTCTGGTTCAATGCAATCCAACCTGAAGAAAACGCTAAAGCAGCTTTTCTCACTGGCAATGTTTTGCAAGCGGGTACAGATTCCTTTTGAGGTTTATTCGTTCCGTAGTGTTCTGTACACTGATTACAAGGATGATGGAGGCACTCTTCTTCCGGATACCCAGTTCTTCTCTCAAAATCAAGATGAAATTTCTATGGATCCTGTCATGATCCGTAACATTCTTTCATCTCGAATGAAGATCCAGGAACTCAATGATGCAATGTACCATCTTTGGCTCATGGGTTGTGGTGGTCATATGCCCTGTGATGGAATGTCGTCCACTCCACTCAATGAGTGTATTGCTCTGGCAGATCTGGTTGTAAATAAGTTCCATAATCAGTCTAAAGTTCAGGTTGTCAATACCATCTTCCTGACTGATGGCGAATCCGATCCTATCTATGGTTTCCATGGAAAAAATCAGTACGGTTATGGTTGGTCTGGTAAGACCAAGTACATTCTTCAGGATGATCTTACCAAGAAATCTTACGACATTCGGTACAGCCTTGGCGACCGTCGCATGACTTCTCTGCTTCTTAAGGTTCTGAAGGATCGTACCAACTGTAATCTTATTGGCTTCTTTATCAACGGTGATGGATTCCAGCGTGTTTGGGATCAATATAAGTTTGGCGTTTATGACAAGCGCCTGACTGATGCCAAGAAGTCTTGGACAAATGATGGATTTTTTCCAGTTGACACTGCAGGTTATGATGAATACTATATTCTCAACCCTAAGATGTTCAATGTTTCCACTAACAAGGAACTGGTTGTAGATTCCAACATGACCCGTAACAAGGCTGCAAAGGAATTCATCAAGTTTTCCGAAAAGAAGACGGTTTCCCGTGTTCTACTCTCACGGTTTGTCAAGCGAATTGCCGCTTGACAAACACCTTTACCTAGTCTATAATATACACATAATCGAAACACACACAAGGAAGTTCTAAATGGCTAAGCGCCCTCTCGACAAGTCTGCCTTCTTTAACGCTGTTAAGAAGGAATTCGGTGATATCGCGACCATCACCCGTCAGGAAGTTATCCTCATTGAACGTAAGTACGGAATTGATTATCCGGTTTGGTTCATCAAGGACAAGGCGCGACATGTCTCGCGCGGAGTGTATTCCCTTGATGACAGTGGTTCCACTAAGCCCGTGAAGGCAGCTAAGGCAATTAAGGCTTCCGATATTGCTTCGGAAGTTCCGGTTGCTTCTAACACTGCCATCGAAGTGTCAAATCAGCATGACATGGCAATTGCTGCTCTGCACACCAGTGTCGCTGATACTGTGTCACTGGTTCCCGCTAAGGCTTCTGGTTATGTTCCTTTCGGCCACTTTGCCGATGTCCGCATGATCATCAAGTCTGGTAAGTTCTATCCGACTTATGTGACCGGTCTGTCTGGTAACGGTAAGACCATGATGATTGAGCAGATTTGCGCCCAAGAAAAGCGTGAACTGGTTCGTGCCAACATCACCAAAGAAACGGACGAAGATGACCTGATTGGTGGTTTCCGTCTTATCGATGGTAAGACTGTCTGGCAGAATGGTCCGGTTATCGTGGCTATGGAACGTGGTGCCATCCTGCTTCTGGACGAAGTGGATCTCGGTGATGCCAAGCTCATGTGCCTTCAGCCCATTCTTGAAGGCAAGCCGATCTATCTTAAGAAGATCAATCGTGTGGTAACGCCTGCTAAGGGCTTCAACATTCTGGCTACTGCCAATACCAAGGGTAAGGGTTCTGACGACGGTCGCTTCATCGGTACCAACGTGATGAACGAAGCTTTCCTTGAGCGTTTCTCTATCACTTTCGAGCAGGAATACCCGCCGCTCAAGACCGAACTCAAGATCGTGAAGAATATTCTGCAGGCTTCCGGTTGTGATGACAATGACTTTGCAGAAAAGCTAGTCAATTGGGCTGATATGATCCGCAAGGCATTCTACGATGGTGCCGTGTCTGATATCATCTCTACTCGCCGTCTTGTCCACATCTGCGAAGCGTTCTCAATCTTCGGTCAGGATCGTGAGAAGGCAATCAAGCTTTGTCTGAACCGCTTTGATGTGGATACCAAGAATGGCTTCTTTGACCTCTACATGAAGCTGGACGAAACTCTCCAGCCGAAGCCGGAAGTCAAGACGGAAGCTGCCGCTACTAATGATGGCGAAATTTCCATGTAACAAGAATACGGACAGTGGGCTTGAGTCATTCACTGTCCGTCCTTTTGAAGACTCGTAACCTAAAATTATAATGGAGTTATTTAATGTCTCATCTTTCCCGTGTTGCTAAGGTTCTGCGTAAGAATAACAAGGGTACTGGCATCACTGCTGGTCGACTTGCACAGCTTTCCGGCTTGTCTAAGGACGCCGTGTATAAGCGCGTTTGGGATCTTCGCAATGTTGAAGGTAAGACCATCTATAGCAACTACCGTAATGTTAACGGTACTCGCAAGATGTTTTATCGTATTGCCTCGTAATTTTTTCTAGCAATTCAAAAAGGGATGCTATATACTACTGTAGCATCCCTTTTTATTATGGAGTTCACTAATGGAATTATCAATCAAAGTTGAAGACCTAAGAAAGACCAAACTGTTCATAGCAACACCTATGTATGGTGGACAGAACAATGGACTTTATATGAAGGCATGCCTTGATCTTCAAAGCATCTGTCTTCAATATGGCATTGAAGTTCGATTCTCTTTCCTCTTCAATGAATCACTAATTACCCGCGCAAGAAACTATTTGGTAGACGAATTCTTGCGCTCAGATAGCTCACATCTTCTCTTCATCGATTCTGATATTCATTTTGATCCTCAAGATGTTCTAGCCCTTATTGCTTTGGACAAAGACGTTATTGGTGCACCTTATCCTAAGAAGTCAATCAATTGGAAAAACATTGCTGCGGCTCTTGTTAAAGATCCAACAACACCAGTAAATGAATTGGACAATCTTGTTGGCGATTATGTTTTCAATCCCGTGCCAGGTACAACACAGTTCAACGTTCGCGAACCTCTTGAGGTTATGGAAATTGGAACTGGCTTCATGATGGTCAAACGTGAAGTATTCGAAAAGTTCAAGAATGCCTATCCGAAGCAGAACTACAAGCCAGATCATGTTGGTCAGGCCAACTTTGATGGTTCTCGCTACATTCACGCATATTTTGATACTGTGATTGACAATGGTTATACTTATGACGATCTATACCATCTCGTAAAGATTGCTGCACAGGGTGATAACATCAAGAAGAAGGCACAAGAATTTATGAACACAGAAAAGAATGCGTCACATAGGTATCTTTCTGAGGATTACATGTTCTGTCAGTATCTTCGAAAGATCGATGTGCAAATTTGGCTGTGTCCATGGATGAAGACGCAACATGTTGGCACTTATGCCTTCACTGGTAACATGCAAGCAATCGCTCAATATACAGGAAATCTATAATGATAATTGGTGTTGTAGGATTTATTGGATCAGGTAAAGGCACTGTTGCTGATATTTTGGTCGAGAAGCACGGCTTTGTTAAGCTTTCATTTGCTGATGCTGTTAAGGATGCAACTGCGGCTATCTTCGGATGGCCGCGAGCCCTTCTTGAAGGTGACACTTTAGAAAGTAGGGAATTTCGTGAAACAAAAGATGAATGGTGGTCAAAGAAGTTTGAGTTTGATTTTTCACCTCGTCTAGCTCTTCAATTGATGGGAACAGAAGCTGGTCGCAATGTTTTTCATCAAGACGTTTGGGTACATGCATTAGAGCGTAAAGCCGAAATGTATAAGAACGTAATAATTGCTGATGTTCGATTCCCAAATGAAATTGATTGGATGAGATCAAAGGGAGGGTTTGCAGTTCGTGTTCAGCGTGGTCCTGATCCTATTTGGTACGATACTGCTGTCATTGCTAACAGGAAAGCTGAAACTCACGAACAGATTTCTCGAAAGTTAGCTGCCGAAGATGCAATGGTAGATCAGTATAAGATCCACTACTCTGAATGGGCATGGGCAGGATCGATTATGGATTATCATCTTGATAACAACGGAAACATTTCCATGCTTGAAGCTGATATCAGTCACCTGCTAAAAGTCTTTACAGGCCCACAAAAGTCTGCTATACTAGCAGCCTAAACTAAATCTAACTGGAGAATATATTATGAAGATTAGCGAAAACACTCTAAAGGTCCTCAAGAACTTTTCAGAAATCAATTCTGGACTCGTTCTTCGAACAGGTAATGTTCAGAAGACCATCAACATGGACAAGTCTATTCTATGTGAAGCTGAACTTGAAGACAACATTCCTATTCAGTTTGGCATCTATGATTTGCCACAGTTTCTTGGAAACGTAACCTCTTTCGATAATCCTGATATCGATTTTGGTGACAAGTCTCTAACCATGACTGATGGTACTGTCGGTCTGCACTATTACTCAAGTGCGATTGGTCTCATCACTTCCCCTCCCGATAAGGAACTGACGATGAAGCAGGTTGATCTTCGCTTCACTCTGACCGATTCTGTTTGGCAGCGTATCCGTCGTCTTGCTGCAACAAACGGATTTCCTAACATTTCTATTGTTGGTAAGAATGGTGAACTTCGTCTTCTCGCGCATGAGAAGGCAAACGACACTTCTAACTCTGCATCTATCAAGCTTGCCGATCATACAGGTGAAGATTGTTCTGTTACGTTCAAGTTTGAAAATCTCAAAATGATTGCGGATGATTATGACGTTGAAGTTATGTTGAACGGCTTCGCGAAGTTTGCGGCGAAGAACAAGAAGATCAAGTATTGGATTGCAGTGGAGACTAAGTAATGGCTGGCATGGGACACAATCAAAAAGTATTCGTTTCGATCAACGGTCTTTCTGAAGCGGACAAGAAGCGCGTTAAGGATGCTGTTCTTGAAATGAACGACAGTATGACGCGAATTGCTGCTGAAAGGGATTTGCAGAAGGACACTCTCGCGCGAATGGAAGATCAGCTTGGCATTGATAAGAAGATGCTTCGTCGTATGGCACGTGTCTACTTTAAGAGCAACTACGCTCAAGAGCAGGACGAAAATCGTAACTTCGAAGAAATGTATGACGGAGTTATGAAGTAAAATGGCCGTCGATCTTTATGGTGACACTTATGTGGACAACTGGGACTATGCCAGAAAGATCGTCACTATCGGAATAGGGTTGCCTTTCTATAAAGTGATTTCATATGAATTACCAAACGAAGGTTTAGGTATGTCACTTCATAGCGAAGGCACCTTTTTTCGAAAAGCTGACATTCCAGGTGTGAATGGTGGTGGTCTATACGTTCTCTATGAAAAGACCAAGACACAAACCTCGTGTCTGTATGTGGGCGCTACAGAGTATTCGATACGTCAACGTGTATATAGATTCATGAAAGAACTTCATGATGTATCAAGAGATGACGAGAAACATCCGGCAGCAACCAAAGCTAGATTTGATGGTGTTATTCCTAAACATATCTACGCTAAATTTATGCCTATAAGAATGATGCCTAGAATGAAAAATCTTAGAATAGACTTTATGACACTTGACGAAACGTGTGCTATTCTGCTAAAATCTCGCTACAACGTTAGAAGGACTTATTGATGAGCGAATCTTTTCTCTGGGTCGAAAAGTATAGACCAAAGACCGTAAGAGACTGCATCCTTCCTGAGCGGCTGAAAAAGCCGTTTCAGGAGTATGTGGATAAGAAAGAAATTCCCAATCTCATGTTAACTGGTACTGCCGGTGTGGGTAAGACCACAGTTGCCAAAGCCATGTGTGATGAGATTGGGATCAACCATCTGTATATCAATGCTTCTGAAAACAGAGGTATTGATATGCTGCGAACAACTATTCGTAACTATGCATCTTCGGTATCGTTGACGGGTGGCAAGAAAGTTATCATCCTAGACGAAGCCGACTATCTAACTCCTGAAGCCCAAGCAGCTATGCGTGGTGCAATCGAAGAGTTTGCAGGCAATTGCACATTCATTCTTACATGTAACTTCAAGTCAAAGCTGATCGACGCGATTCATTCACGTTGTTCGGTAATCGATTTCGGATTGAAGAATGATGAAAAGCAAGAGATGGCATCTCAGTTGTTTAAGCGTTTGCTTAACATTCTGACTTCAGAAGGAATCGATTATGATAAAGCGGTTGTGGCAAAGATTGTCGAGAAGTACTTTCCTGACTATCGTCGTACTCTTAATGAGCTACAGCGGTTTAGTTCTTCTGGCACTTTGGATGCAGGCATCGTTGCACAACTCTCAGATGTTCGAAAGATTGCCGATCTTGTCAAATTTCTGAAAGACAAGAACTTTTCAGAAATGAGAAAGTGGTGTGTTACCAATTCTGACATTGAACCTGCCCGTGTGTATCGCAAGATTTATGACTCTCTTGTGGAATATTTCAAGCCCGAAAGCGTACCACAAGCTGTTTTGATCATTGCCAAATATGGGTATCAATCAGCATTTGTTGCAGACCAAGAAATCAATCTTGTTGCTTGTTTGACAGAACTTATGGTAGATTGTGAATATCAATGACGGATCTTTTTAAAGACGTTATCCCTAGCATCCAGCATACCAAAAAGAAAGTCATTACCAGTGAAAACGAGAAGGAATATGTGCCCTATGTGGTTAACAGATCCATCTCGTTTCATCTGGACATGGTAATGCAGGCCAATCAGATGAATATGTTACCATCCACAGATGGACTTCTTCAGTACCACTATTTGCTAAATACTGTAAGGTCATATAAAAGACCTTTTCAGAAATGGCAAAAAAGACAAGATGATGACAATCTTGAAGTCATTAAGGAAGCTTACAATTATTCCAATGAAAAGGCAAAGGACGTTCTAACAGTGCTTACAAATGACCAACTTGAAGAAATTAAAAAGACTTTGAACAAAGGTGGTCCTAATGCTAAACTTAGAAGATTTAATAGAGGTGAGACTGGCTGAGCCTGATGACTTCCTAAAAGTTAAGGAAACACTTTCTCGTATTGGTGTTGCATCTAAAAAAGAAAAGACTTTATATCAATCTTGCCACATTCTGCATAAGCAGGGCAAGTACTATATTATCCACTTCAAACAACTATTCTTATTGGACAATAAGAGTTCCGATTTCTCAGATGAGGATCGTGGTCGTGTGAATACAATAGCCAATCTCCTATCAGAATGGAGATTGGCTATTCTTGTTGATCCTGCTAAAAGCCAGACTCCTGTCGCTCCCCTTTCACAAATCAAAATCATATCACACCGTGAAAAGACGGAATGGAATCTGGTAACAAAATACAATATTGGCAAACGTAAAACTTAACATGGAGCTATATAATGAATCGTTTGAGAATTTTTAAGACAGATCCCAACGTCAATCTTCCTAAGTTTGCAACAAAACAAGCAGCTTGTTTCGATCTATCGTTTCAATCTACGGGCAAGACTGAGTATACTGGATACAATATGTACAATGCGCCATTAACGAGGCAACTTTCTAATGGCTCAATTAAGATCATGCCTGGTGATCGTATTCTAGTGCCTACTGGATTGATCTTTGATATTCCAGAAGGATATTCGGTACGAATTCATCCTAGGTCTGGGCTATCACTTAAGCAAGGTCTTGTTTTAGCAAACCTAGAAGCCGTAATCGATTCGGATTATGTCCAAGAAACTTTTGTTTTGCTTGCAAATAATTCCAGTGTAGATCAGACGATAAATAATGGAGATAGGATTGCACAAGCGGAAATGATTAAATCAGAGGAATATATTCTTTGGGAAATCTTCGATGCTCCAATTCAAAAAACAGATCGTGCCGGAGGATTAGGTTCAACAGGTATTAGCGTCTTCGCAATTGAAGATGTACAGAAGCCAGATGAGCAGCCTGTAAAGCGCGGCAGAGGAAGACCAAAGAAAGTAGCATAGGAATAAAATGCCAGGAGCCCATCGTCACGGCGATAAGAGATTTTGTGAGGCTACAACAATCGTTACAGGACAAAGCACTGTCAAAGTGAATGGTATATTGTGGGCAGTTGAAGGTGATTATGATACACACTGCGATGGAGGTCAATTGCAAGCTGTGTACGGCGCTAAGAATGTTTACATTCAAGGTAAACTTGTGATTTGTGCGATGGGTGACATTGCAGCTCCTGATAAACAAGATTGCGTTGTTATACATCCTACCGGTCCTACTAATCCAAAAGGACACTCTATGGATGTTGTTGTTTATGGTGGTAGAGCTGGTGGTGGTAAATGACATGGCAGCTGAACGAGCTTGTGTATTCAGGTAATAACCAAGCAAGAGTTAAGAACTACTATCCAGATACCGGACTAATTGTAATCTATGATATATATGGAAATTTTCAAGCTGGTATGACAATTGTAGGTAATGAGACTGGAACAACTCTCACTCTTACAGAATTTAACATTACTCTTGATTATGATTTGAGATATGAGCCTGACGAATGGGAACAGGCTCTGGCGGATGCTATATATGATGGTGATGGAAATATTGTAGCTCTTGAAGAGCATTTTACAGGACTTCTGTCACAAGATTATCAATTTAAGTATTACGTGGTAGAGGGTTAATGCCAACACCTATTTCAAATTTAAGAGCGACTTGGGCTAATACATCGAATGTGTTTGTTGGCATTGGCATGAATGTCAATGCTATCTCTTATGCCGCAAACACTAAACTAGTCGATTTCAAAATCAATTCAAATTCTATGTTCTCTATTACACCTCAAGGCTCTACAGCTATGGGTGCACGAGGACAAATTCCTATACAGCAACCGAGCCAAGCTGCCGTTCTAGACTTATGGGCAAGAGACAAGGGTCTATTGTTCCCTCGAATGACTACAACAGAGCGAGATGCTATTCCTAATCCTCCTGATGGTCTTGTTATCTATAATGAAGAAACAGATTTTCTTCAGATTCGTCGTGCAGGTATGTGGACAAATGTTGGTGATGTTGGTTTACCTGGTGCTCTTCCATCACTTTCGAGGACATTATTTGTTTCTACAACAGGTAGCGATACTGCAAATGACGGCACAAGCGAATATTCTCCTTTTGCATCGCTAGAAAAAGCTCTTGCAGTTGCAACTGCAAGAAACGATATTGTTCTTATCAAAGTATCACCTGGTGTTTATTACACACAAGGTTGGTTAGATTTACCTGATGGTTGTATTGTACAAGCTGCCCATCGTTCAGTATTCATTCGTCCTGTTCCTAACTTTGAAGAGCGCAACGTATTTCGTATGGGATCAGGATGTTTTGTTGAAGGATTTATCATTGAGAATTTCCGCTTAAATAGTTTGACAGATCCTACAGAAGGTTTTGCATTCAGTTTTAGACCTGGTGCAGTCATCACGCGCGTACCATACGCTCATAAGTGTGCTGTAAGATGTTCACAGCCTATAAGCGTTGTTGGAGGTAAACTAGATCCTCTAAATGGAAATCCACAATATCCAAGAGGACCTGGCGTTGTTATAGCAGACGGTCTTGTTTGTTCTCAATATTCGATCTTTCCAAACATCATGACATGGGGTGCAACACCTGTAACATACAATGGTATTGGTTATTGTGCAAAGAATGGCGGACTAATCAACGCTGTTAACGCCATCTCTATGTGGGCCCACAAACACTTCTTAGCAATGAGCGGTGGTCAAATCATTCTCAGTTCTTGTTCTACGCAGTTTGGTGACTATTCGCTAGTTGCATCAGGTTCACGCAACATCGGCGTTCCTTATGCAATATCAGGAACAATGACACCAAACACAACTGCTGCAAACGCTGTTGCGGCAGCCTCTACTACAATCATTAATAATATGTGGACAGCATTAACAGCAACAGGTACTATATCTGCTTGGGACGCATATGATCAAGAATACACTCGATATGACGGTAGTGTTTGGATTAAAGCACTTGAAGAAATGTTGCGTGGTGGTGGTTCAGATATGATTGAACGTTTCCAATTGGTATTGTTTGACGCTGTTGGTAATCCTGTATTGTCGAGCGACAAGAAAACACAATTTAAGTTTTGTTATGATTACATAAGAGACCAAATTAACGCTCTTACTGGTGTAGACGCCACATCACAGACTATGGTAAATAATGCCACTATTGCGGTAAAAAGCACAATCGATAGTCCACAAACACGCACTGAACCAAGTAGAATTGAGGCTATTGGTCATACTTGGACAGCTAACATGATTGGTGTTTGGCAAATTAAAATTCCACCAGCACAGTCAAGATTGCCAATCAGAGACAGTATTTTAGAACAAGATGGCGCTCTTGTCATTGCTACAGGACAAGATAGTGATGGTAATGCTATCTTTGCTGGTGATGTCACAATTGACGCAAGATTTGGTATGGGAGGTCGCGGATTTATTGCACCTACAAAACGTGAAGCTACTCGCGCAGCTATTACATTTGGAGGATTTTAATGGCAAGAATTACATGTCGCCAACCATCAACAGGTAAACCTGTAAACATTCGTTACGAGAGTGTTCCTAATACATTTGTTACAATCGCAGAAGCACCAGACTTTTCTGTTCCCGATCCCTCAGAGTCACAATATCCTGATGCTAGAGATCCCTCTTATCCTTCTCGAGGTATTGCAGCAGGTGAAATATTCTTTCTAACACCACTTATAGTCAAAAACAAAACTGGTGGTTCTTGCATAATTGAAGTTCGTTTTATCGCAGAAGGAAATACAGCTTCAGTTGTAAATGATGCATTGGGCGCAACTCTTATTCCTGCAGGCGAGAGTGTAGCTATTCCGTTACAAGGAAGATCCCTAATCAAAAGAAATCTTGCAACCGCAAACGGCGATTCGATCCAGGTAAAATCTAGCGTTTCGGGAGCATGTGATGTTTGGGCTTCAGCTAATGAACAAGCTTCGGCAGAGCATGTGGGTGTAGGTATCATATAATGTCGAATAAATTTCTATCAAACAAACAATTAGTTGACGACGGTTTGTTTGTTATTACCAGTGGTGATCTAGCAGCATTAAATCCTATAGACTATAAAGGTCGACAGGTACAACTTGACGACGGCAATCGATATCACAGTGACGGTCTTATCTGGCGCTTAAGCGATGCATACGATGCTCTCGGCGCACAAGGATCTCAGGGACCTCAAGGACCTCAAGGGCCTCAGGGTATTCAAGGTGTTCAAGGTGCTATAGGTCTTCAAGGACCTCAAGGTACAATTGGTATTCAAGGTCTACAAGGTCTTCAAGGAACTATAGGTGTTCAAGGATCGCAAGGTACAATAGGTTCACAAGGTATTCAAGGTGAAACTGGTGCTCAAGGCACTCAAGGCATTCAAGGTGAAATTGGTGCTCAAGGCACTCAAGGCATTCAAGGTAATATAGGCGCACAGGGTAGTCAAGGTATAACAGGTGCTCAAGGTGCTCAGGGAACAACTGGCGCTCAAGGTCTTCAAGGAATTTTAGGCGCGCAAGGTCTTCAAGGCGCTGATGGTGCTCAGGGTATTACAGGATCGCAAGGCGCCACAGGCATACAGGGCGCACAAGGCACTGATGGTTTACAAGGTACTCAAGGTGCTCAAGGTGCCACAGGAATACAAGGTGCACAGGGAACTGATGGTTTACAGGGTACTCAAGGTGCTCAAGGTGCCACAGGAATACAAGGTGCACAGGGAACTGATGGTTTACAAGGTGCTCAAGGTGCTCAAGGTGCCACAGGAATACAAGGTGCACAGGGAACTGATGGTTTACAAGGTGCTCAAGGTATAATTGGATCACAAGGTGCCCAGGGTACTGATGGTTTACAAGGTTCTCAAGGTGCTCAAGGTACAATTGGATCACAGGGTACAACAGGCGCTCAAGGTATAACTGGTGCTCAAGGAGTTCAAGGTGCTCAGGGCACAACAGGCGCTCAAGGTATAACTGGATCTCAGGGTACACAAGGTACAACAGGTGCACAGGGCACTCAAGGTATAACTGGATCTCAGGGTACACAAGGTACAACAGGTGCACAGGGCACTCAAGGTATAACTGGATCTCAGGGTACAACAGGTTCACAAGGTGCTACTGGATCACAGGGAACAACAGGTTCACAAGGTACAACTGGATCTCAGGGTACAACTGGATCTCAGGGTACAACTGGTGCACAGGGAACAACAGGTTCACAAGGTACAACTGGTGCACAGGGAACAACAGGTTCACAAGGTACAACAGGTTCACAAGGTACAACTGGTGCACAGGGAACAACAGGTTCACAAGGTACAACAGGTTCACAAGGTACAACTGGATCTCAGGGTACACAAGGCACTACTGGTGCTCAAGGTATAACTGGTGCTCAAGGTACTACTGGTGCTCAAGGTACAACTGGATCTCAAGGTACAACAGGTGCTCAGGGTACACAAGGTACAACAGGTTCACAAGGTGCTACTGGATCACAGGGAACAACAGGTTCACAAGGCACGACAGGCACTCAAGGTACACAAGGTGTATTAGGTTCACAAGGCACGACAGGCACTCAAGGCACTACTGGTGCTCAAGGTATAACTGGTGCTCAAGGTACTACTGGTGCTCAAGGTACAACAGGCACTCAAGGTACACAAGGCATTCAAGGTACAACAGGTGCTCAGGGTACACAAGGCATTCAAGGTATAACTGGTGCTCAAGGTACAACAGGCACTCAAGGTACACAAGGCATTCAAGGTATAACTGGTGCTCAAGGTACAACAGGCACTCAAGGTACACAAGGCATTCAAGGCACTACTGGTGCTCAAGGCACTACAGGTTCACAAGGTACAACTGGATCTCAAGGTACACAAGGCATTCAAGGCACTACTGGTGCTCAAGGTGCTACAGGCACTCAAGGTACAACTGGATCTCAAGGTACAACAGGTGCTCAGGGTACAACAGGTACACAGGGTACAACAGGCGCTCAAGGTGTTCAAGGTAGACAAGGAACTACAGGCGCTCAAGGTACAACTGGATCACAAGGCACTACAGGTTCACAAGGTACAACTGGATCTCAAGGTACACAAGGCATTCAAGGTATATTAGGCGCTCAAGGCACTACAGGTTCACAAGGTACTACTGGTGCTCAAGGTACAACAGGCACTCAAGGTACAACTGGATCTCAAGGTACAACAGGTGCTCAGGGTACACAAGGCATTCAAGGTATATTAGGCGCTCAAGGCACTACAGGTTCACAAGGTACAACGGGTATTCAAGGCACTTCGGGTGTAAACGGCACTGCTGGTACTGGAGGCACACAAGGTACAACAGGTACTCAAGGAACAGTAGGCACTCAGGGTACGACAGGCGCTCAAGGCACTACTGGTGCTCAAGGTACAACTGGATCACAGGGTACAACAGGTACACAGGGTACAACAGGCGCTCAAGGTGTTCAAGGTAGACAAGGAACTACAGGCGCTCAAGGTACAACTGGTACTCAAGGCACAATTGGATCACAAGGAACTCAAGGTATTCAAGGTGCTAATAATGGTGGATTTACAATTGTTAACGATACAACATCTACCAATGCCTTTATTGGATTTGTAACTGCTACATCAGGAATTTCAACAACTCTTAATGTAACAAGTACTAAATTACAATATAATCCTTCTACTGGAGCTTTTGGAATTGGTACTGCAATAGATATCATTCCATATGATAGCTTGAATTCTGGAACATTATCGTTTGAAGGTTCTGCTGGGCAACTTTTCAGTATTACAAACAATCTTACTACCGGATCGATTTTCTCAGTTAATGATGTTTCTGGTATACCAAGTATAGATGTAGATGCGGATGGAACAATTGAGTTTGCAGCTTATGGTGGAAATGTTGGAATTGGAACGACAAGTCCAACTCAAAAATTGGACGTTAATGGAAATGTAAGACTTCGTTCTGGTCTTTACGACTTTAATAATAATGTGGGCACTAACGGTTCTATTTTAGTCGCGACTGGAAGTGGAATTCAATGGACTGCACCCTTTGCTGCAGGTATTCAAGGTCTTCAAGGTACAACTGGAACTCAGGGTACTCAAGGTATATTAGGCGCTCAAGGTGTTCAAGGTAGACAAGGAACTACAGGTGCTCAGGGAACAACTGGTACTCAAGGTACGACAGGCGCTCAAGGTACAACAGGCGCTCAAGGTACAACTGGTGCCACTGGCGCTCAAGGTACAACTGGTGCCACTGGTGCTCAAGGTATATTAGGCGCTCAAGGTGTTCAAGGTACAACTGGTGCCACTGGTGCTCAGGGTATATTAGGCGCTCAAGGTGTTCAAGGTAGACAAGGAACTACAGGTGCTCAGGGAACAACTGGTGCTACTGGTTCACAAGGCACGACAGGCACTCAAGGAACAACTGGATCTCAAGGTATAACTGGTGCTCAGGGTACAACAGGTACTCAAGGAACAACTGGTGCTACTGGTGCTCAAGGTACAACTGGTGCCACTGGTGCTCAGGGTACAACAGGTACTCAAGGAACAACTGGTGCTACTGGTGCTCAGGGTACAACAGGTACTCAAGGAACAACTGGTGCCACTGGTGCTCAGGGTACAACTGGTGCCACTGGTGCTCAGGGTACAACAGGTACTCAAGGAACAACTGGTGCTACTGGTGCTCAGGGTATATTAGGCGCTCAAGGTGTTCAAGGTGTTCAAGGTAGACAAGGAACTACAGGTGCTCAAGGTACAACAGGTACTCAAGGAACAACTGGTGCTACTGGTGCTCAGGGTATATTAGGCGCTCAAGGTGTTCAAGGTACAACAGGTGCTCAGGGTACAACTGGTGCCACTGGTGCTCAGGGTACAACTGGTGCTCAGGGTACAACAGGTGCCACTGGTGCTCAAGGTATATTAGGCGCTCAAGGATTACAAGGTATTCAGGGTATAAAAGGTGATACTGGTAATACAGGTGCAACTGGTTCACAAGGATTACAAGGTATTCAGGGTATAAAAGGTGATACTGGTAATACAGGTGCAACTGGTTCACAAGGATTACAAGGTATTCAGGGTATAAAAGGTGATACTGGTAATACAGGTGCAACTGGTGCCACTGGTGCACAAGGATTACAAGGTATAAAAGGTGATACTGGTAATACAGGTGCAACTGGTGCCACTGGTGCA